AAAGAAATGGCAGTATGCTTCAATGTTTGCTAAAGCTCCTTCTGCTGGCCATATTCACGTTGCTGTTATCGATAAGACTGGTACTATTACAGGTGCTGCAAATACAATTGTCGAAAGATTCGATAACCTTTCTACTACTGTTGGAGCTACTCTTCCACAGGGAACAACTAATTACTATGCTAATGTAATTGATAACTTCTCTTCTTGGGTTAAACTAGCTAACACAGCTCCAATTTCAACAGCAAGCTCGTCAATGGCCGTGTATGAAACGATGACCGGTGGTACTGATGCTACTACAGAAACAAGTGCTACACTTTCTGCGCTTGGCTTCGCTTGGGATACTCTTAAGAACGGAAACGAGATTGACATCTCCTTTGTTATTCTTGGCAAGAGCGATGATGCTGCTACAAGAGCTAACTACGTTATCGCGAATCTTTGCGAATCAAGAAAAGATTGCGTAGCATTTATCTCGCCTTCTAAAGAAGCAGTTGTTGACGAACTTAAGACAAACTCAAAACTTACAAACGTAATTGCTCACCGTAACAAGATCCAACCAACGTCATACGCGTTCATGGATAGCGGATACAAGTATCGTTACGATAAATATAACGACGTTTATCGTTACACACCGCTTAATGGTGATATGGCTGGCCTTGCTTCAAGAGTAGAAGCATGGGAATCACCGGCTGGATACAGAAAAGGTATAATCAAGAACGTTGTAAAGCTAGCTTTCAACCCAAGCAAACCACAAAGAGACCAACTCTACGCTGCGGATATCAACCCAGTTATGTCCCAAATTGGTCAAGGTATTGTTCTATTCGGTGATAAGACAATGCTTGGTGTTACAAGCGCGTTTGATCGTATTAACGTACGTAGACTATTCATCGCGGTTGAAAAATCTATTGCAACTGCTGCTGAAAGCTTCCTATTCGAGTTTAATGACGAGTTCACACAAACTCAGTTTAGAAACATAGTCGACCCGTTCCTACGTGATATTCAAGGACGTCGTGGCATCATTGATTATAGAGTTGTTTCCGACTCTACTGTGAATACTCCTGAAATCATCGATCAAAACAAATTCCGTGCAAACATCTTCATTAAACCAGCACGTTCTATAAATGTTATCGAACTAACATTCGTAGCAACAAGAACTGGTGTTGAGTTTGACGAAATTGTTGGTCAGATTACCTAATAAATAGATTTAAAAAGGAGAATAGAAAATGGCATTCAATATCAACCAGTTCAAATCAGAACTCGTAGGTGGTGGTGCTCGTCCAACGCTATTCCAAGTTCAGATCACTAACCCAGTGGCTCCGGGCGCCGACTTCAAAGTACCTTTCATGGTACGAGCAGCCGGTATCCCAGAGTCCACTCTGGGCCAATACACAGTACCTTATTTTGGACGCCAAGTAAAGTACGCTGGTGATAGAACATTCGCGGACTGGACGGTCACAGTTATCAACGACGAAGACTTTGCTATCCGTAATGCTATGGAAGCTTGGTCTAACTTTATCAACTCACACGATTCAAACACAAGAGCTCTTCCACAACAATACAAATCTACTGGTCTCATTACACAATACAGTAAAGATGGCTCAGCTCTTCGCACCTATGTGTTCGAAGGTATGTATCCAGTTACTATCGATGGCATCCAGATGGATTGGAGCCAAACCGATACAATTGAAGAGTTTGGAGTTACATTCCAATATGACCTATGGAGAGTTGAAGGCGCTACTGGCATTCCAACTACCTAATTTTTATAATGTAAGGAATTAAAATTTGAAAATCTTTGGATTCGAAATAAAAAGGGAAGGCGAAGAGGCTGCAGACAGAATAGTCTCCTTCGCTGAACCTTCTAACGATGATGGTGCCATTACCGTAACTGGTAATGCGCTCGGTGGTTTCTATAGCACACTTCTAGACATGGAAGGTACTGCTAAAACAGAATCCGAATTAGTAACGAGATATAGATCAATAGCTCAACAACCAGAAATTGCTCAAGCAGTTGAAGAAATTACTAACGAAGCAATTAATATCGATAGTGATGAAGAAGTTGTTGAGATTATCTTGGATGATACAGAACTTCCAGATAAAGTTAAAAACAAAATCATAGATGAATTTGAAGAAATTTTAAGTCTTCTTGATTTCTCTTCTCAGGCTTATGATATTTTCAGTAAATTCTACGTTGATGGTAGATTAAACTATCACGTTATTATTGACAATGAAAATATCAAAGAAGGTATTAAAGAGTTAAGATACGTAGATCCTCGTAAACTTAAGCTTATCAGAGAATTAGATAAGAAAAATAAAGATCAGCATTCAGGAATTCCTGTCAAAAAAGTAAAAAGTGAATACTACATGTATTCAGAAAATGGCTTTGGCTCTGACAAGGATACACAGCAAACTGGCACACAGGGTTTTAGAATCGCAAAAGATTCAATTGCTCGAGTTACTTCTGGATTAATGAACGAAAACAATTCTCTTGTTCTTTCTTATTTACATCCATCAATTAAGCCTCTTAACCAGTTAAGGATGCTTGAAGATGCTACAATCATTTACACTCTTACGAGAGCTCCTGAAAGAAGAATTTTCTATATTGATGTTGGCAACCTCCCTAAGTCGAAGGCTGAACAATATCTAAGAGATATGATGATTCGTCACAAGAACAAGCTTCAGTACAATTCATCTACCGGTGAAATTACCGATGCTCGCAAGATGATGACTATGACTGAAGATTTCTGGTTCCCACGTCGTGGTGGAGAGCGTTCTACAGAAGTTGATGTTCTTCCTGGTGGATCTGCGCAAGCGTTGAGTTCAGACGAAAATCTTCAATACTTCCAAAGAAAATTATTTAACGCGCTTAAAGTTCCTCTATCAAGACTTCAGCCAGAAACAATGGCAACATTTGGTCGTGTTTCAGAAATTACTCGTGATGAATTAAAGTTTAGTAAGTTTGTTCGTCGTCTAAGATCACGTTTTTCTAATATCTTTACACAACTTCTAGAGAAGCAACTTGTTCTTAAGGGTATCATGCTTCCAGAAGAATTCGCTGAGATTAAGAACCAAATTAGATATGACTTCATCGTAGATAACTATTTTGAAGAACTTAAAGAAGCCGAGATTATCCGTGAGCGTATGGAAACTCTTCGCCAGACTGAAGACACAGTCGGCGTTTACTATTCAAGAGAATGGGTACGTAAAAATGTTCTTCGAATGAATGACGAAGATATTAAAGAGATGAAGAAGCAGATGGAACAAGAGAAATCTGAAGAGCCGCCTGAAGAAGTAGGACTACCTGATCAAGGACAGCCACCACAATTTCAGCAACAGCCTCAGCAAGCTCCAGAAGAATCAAAAGTAATAAACGGATAAATAAAACAAAATGAATACTAAACCAGGAGATCATCAATGAAGTCCTTCAAATCGTTAGTTTCTGAGGTTGCTCAGCCTAAACCAGAAGAAGAAAAGAGATTTAAAGATCAACATAAAGTTGATATTGCTCCGCATCCAACTGCTACTGAATTTCAGCATAAAGGCACTGTGAAGCCTAAGGCAAAGCGCATAGCTGATCAAGAAGGTGATGCAAATTACGATCAGGCGTATACAGTGAAAGAAGAAACTGAAGAACTCGATGAGATCTCTCGTGATCTTGCTCGTAGATATATTCGTAAAGTTGCTGACAAAACCAACACTGGCGAATTAAGCACGAAGGAAGTCATGAAGCGTAGACCCGGTGTAAATCTTGCTGGTAAAAAAGCATACCCTGGAATCGCTGGAGAACCAAAAGTTCGTGCTACTGAAAGCGTAGATTTAGAAGAAGACATCACTAAGATGTCTCATGGCCGCCTTAAGTTTCACATGAACAGTGGAGTACCACATGGTAGATACACTAAAGATGAAATGAAAAAAGAAAAAGAGCGTCGTCTTAAGACCGATCCTATGGGCTATCGCTCAGCAAAAGCTAGCTTAAGTGAGGCTGAAGAGCTTGATGAAGTATCAAAAGCTACTCTTGGATCATATATCAAGAAAGCTAATTTAAGCGCTATGGATCACGCTAGAAAGTCTGGAGAATATAATAACCCAGATCAACCAAAGAATTTTAGTAAAGCTATGGACAGAATGCGCGGTATTAAAAAGGCAACTGATAAACTTGTTGCTAAAGAAGAAGTTGATCTTGATGAAGAATTCAAAAAAGGTGACACTGTAAAACCAACAAAAGGTCCTCATAAAGGCCACCCACATGAAGTAATTCATGACTTTGGCGATGGTAATTATAACATTAAGCCAAAGGGACTTAATCCTAAACAAATTAGATATAGTATGGGCGCGGCAAAGGCCCATAAGTCAGATCTTGTAAAAGAAGAAGTTGAACAACTTGATGAGCTTTCACCGAACACTCTTCATAGCTACATTAAGAAAGCAGCCGGCAACATGGCAGGAAATGCTGCTGTTGCTGCAGCTCAAGCTTCGTCTTCTATGAAGAAATCAAGTCCAGATGTAAAGCGTAAGATTAAGAATCGTATGACTGGTATCACAGGTGCTTCTGGCCGTCTTGCTGATAAAGCAAACATGTCTGAGAACTGGCAGGAAGAAATTCCGATGATGATGCGCCAACTTGAATTCATTGCCTATGCAGCAGAAGAAATCATGGACTATGTTGATATGGCAGGAGATCCAGAAGAGTGGTTCCAGAACAAAATCTCTGGTATCCACCAGTCAATGCTTTCAATGTATGCTTATGCTCAAGGTGGAAGACGCGCTGGTTACGGATTCGATGAGTCTGTAGAACTAGAAGAAAAACTAGAAAAAGAAACAATTAAACACCCTGTAGGTCAAAGACCAAAAGGCGCTGGTTGGGTTCTAAAACAAGCTGGTGAACAAACTGGTAAGGATCATAGCGTTTGGGAGCGCAAGTTTAAGCGTATTGTTCCTTCTACTACTAAAGAAGAAGTAGATCTTGAAGAAGCTCTTAAAGGCGGTCAAAAGAACCTAGACCATAATAAGAACGGTAAGATCGATGCCCAAGACTTCCATATGATGAGAAAAAAGAAAAAAGTAAGCGAAGAAGCTGAGCAAATCGATGAGATTTCGCAAGAGAAACTTCGTGACTATCATGCTAAAGCTGGCTCTGATCGTCAGAAAGCAAAAGCTGAAGTAGAGAAAGGCATGAAAAATACTCGTCCTTCTGCTTCTTCTGTACAAGACACTGCAAATTCATATAAGCGCTTTGTAAAGCGTGGTAAGGGAATGACTGCAGCTGCTAACAAAATGAGTGAAGAAGTTGAAGTACTCGATGAAGCATTCAAACAAGGTGTAATTAAGCTTAAGGACGGTGGTTCTGTAGTTCTTAAGAAAGAAGATGCAGATCTTCTAAACCAAATGTTTAAAGATCTTTCATCGGCAAATCGTAGTAAA